TAATTATTCATACACTTCTGTAATAGAAATGTTATTGAATTTGTTGGGATCATATTCCACATCATATTCAAGTTCCGCTACATCTTCAGCAATATCCAGGCATAACTCTGAAAATTGTGAAAAGCTTTCAAATGTAACAGAAATATCTTCAGATGGCTCAAGTGTTTCCAACCATCCGAGCGCTGAAGCTACCATATTGGCATCATTCTTGGTTCCATAAAGCACTCTGTTCATAAAGAGACACTGATTCTTATGGGGATCCTCGGTAATCCTAAACTGTACCTTCATCATGGGGCGATTATCCTTTGTAGCTCCAAGTTCCAGCTTTTCGATTTTTCCATGATAGGTTCCGGCTTCAATTTCCGGATAATCTCCGGTACCGCCATTCTTTTTAATTTCATCAGCATCAGCTTTAAGCTGATCCAAATTTACCTGTTGATCAAATGCACTAAAATCCATAATTTTATCCTCCTTATATTAAACACGTCTTCTACGACGTCTTACTACCGGACCTTCTACAGGTTCACCATCGACTGTACTTTCTCCTATCGGAGAATCATCTACTGCTCTGTCTCTTCTTTTTCTTCTAGGAGCTTCGGCCGTAACCTCAGGTTCTTTGGTTTCTTCGAAAGGCACTTCTTCATTTTGATCAGAATCATCAGAATCAATACCATCCATTGCAATTTCAGCTTGAGCTTCTTCCTTATAAGCTTCTTTTTCAGCAGTTAAATTTCTGCGTCTTCTCTTAGATTTTTCTTCTGATCCTGAATCACTTGCATCAGTTGGAGGGTTAATATCGCCGCTCTCTGTTTCTGACTCAACCGGTGTTTCTTCCCCAGTCTCTTCAGCTGTCTCTGTAGGCTCGGTTGTTTCTTCTTTCTTTTCTGCACGTCTTCCTCTCCTTGATTTCTTTTCTTCAGACTTAGGAGCTTCAGCTGCAACTGCATCATCTGCTTTTTCCATTTCAGCATCAGACTTGAAATTGCCAATCTCATAATAATTTCTGATTTTATCATCTACATATTTAAGATCGTTGTCAATAGCAAAAGTCTTAAACATACCAATAGGAGACTTAACAGTATCATGGCCGGAATTCTGAGTAAGGAATGTGTAAACTCCATCAGTAACATTGGTTTTAAGAACAATAGTGAACATTCCTTCGACAGTTATCTTTTCGTCGAGTAACTTTCCAATGGTTTTGATTTTTTCATTTCCATTGGCATCTCTTTCGATATGAGCCAGGAAATATACAATCTGATCTTTCTTAAGCTCTTTTACCTTATTAACAAGGTTCCAAAAATTCTGAGCGATTTCCGTAAACTTATCAAATCCTCTTTCTGTTGCTCTTCTCATAAACTCATTAGCCATGAGATATTGAGCATCATCAATAACAATAACCGGCTTACTACATGCCTGAATGTCTTTGAGAATTTTCACATAATTATCTGATGAAAAAGTCTCAAACTTGTTTTTGAATGGAAGAGGTTTTCCTTCCACATTGATTACCTTAATTTCTTCAGCCTTAAAATTTCTAAGACTTGCTGATTTTCCTGTTCCTGATTCTCCCAGGATTAAAACTGGTAAAGCCATTATTTTTCCTCCTTTTTCTCTTCAATAACTCGACTTGCCCACATATCTGCCCAATGAATAATCATGAATAGAGGAGTTTCTTTACCATTGAGGGCATATTTAAGATTTCCATACATGCCATTATGGTAAAGTATTGCAAACTGCTCATCCTCTGTCAAATCAATGAACATAGAAGCAATTGCTATGGACCTGATCTCATGATCGACATAAAGCAAATCCGGATTAGTTGTAAATGGTTTACTATCAGACTGTTTTCCTCCTTTCAAAATATTCGGAATATAATTTGGTTTCTCAAATTGACCCATTTTTCCGAGGTCATGAAGCGCTGCAGCAATTGTTACGCTGTCCTTAATCTCAGGATATTTCTTAGGACCAAGTAAATGATAGCCAATATTTTCAGCTGTCATCATCACATTTCTAGTATGTTGTACTAAACCAAATTCACAAGCTAAATGATAAGATCCGCTGCAAGGGGCTGAAAAAAATTCACAATCTTCCATGTAAGCTATAAGATCTTCCATTCCTTCTCGTTTCGTTTCTAATAGTTTATCGACAACAAATTTCTTATTGTCAAGTTCTTCTTTTTTTGCCATATTATCCTCCTTAACTTATAATTAGTGGCATATCTCTCGTAAAAGTATCAAATTTAAGATCTTTTACAAATTTTTTAAAATCATCAAACCCAGAGGGATATAAAACAAAAGCAAATCCTCCGGACTTTCTGATCTTTTCACAATGATATAATTGTAAATCTGAAG